ATCATATTAAGATGTTTAATAAGGATCTGTATTGTAATTTTTCCATATAGAAATTTTTTTTTCGCATCGTCGGCAATACTTCCTTTTGCCTCTATCCTGTATAGAAGATCGGCACTTTGTACTGCATGTCAAGCAACGAAATCGACGGCTAGGAAGTTTTTTTTCTTGGATCGAATTTTTCGATAAGCTAAGAATAAATTTAAGAAATTGTTTTATTATTCTCATTTTTAGAAAATTATCTACAACAAAATACTAAAGCTTTTGGGTATTTCTTGCAAGCCTGTAAATATTTGCGAACAAATGGAACAAAATCTATATATCTTCCGAATCCATTAGGAGAATTCCATTTTTTAAAATGCTCGGCTCTCATTTTTAAATCTTCTAATCCTTTTTCTAAATAAGGTATAAGCTCTTGAGCTAATATTACAGTTTTGCTTTCATATTCCCACTCTTCATCGAGACCGGACTTAATATAGTCCTCTTTTAACCTGTATGGACGCCAAAGAGCTTCGTAAATACCCGCCTCACTAGCCATTCTAACTAAATTATGGGTAATATTACAACGATAAACCTCTTCATAGAACTCTAGCCATGTTTTACAATCATCTTCACTAACATGTTTTTTAGTCTTTAATGTAATGTCTAAGCTCATATTATTATTGTTTATGATTGCAGTATGTATTTAATAGCGCCTTTGTATCTTTAAAGGATACCTTTGTAAGCCATTTGGACAATATTATCCAAAGACAAACCGTATCTAATCAATCTCACGATCACTCTTTTATCTTTTACAATACGACATAAGAAATCTATTTTTTCCTTATTAGCTGCATTGTATGAAGAAATTCTATCAAGAAGTGATTGTCCTTCCTGTTCTACAGTATTTTGTTTTTTTACTTCTATTGTGTCATTGTCACTAATCGAAGCCTGAGTCGGCGAAAGAGTGAATTTATCCCCATCATTAATATCAAAAACGACATAATGGGTGTTTTTATAAGATATAGTTTTCATTTTTTTTATCGAAATAGTAAATAGCCGCCTGCAAAAAGAACAATTATTAGCATGAATAGACACATGAAGCATCCTGTAAGGAAAACTCCATCATCCATATTACCTTCATTCCTACTCTCTTTTCTTAAGAACATATTAAAAAGATTTGATAATAATGCCTGTAATAACTCCAAAAAAGTAAATTAGGAACATAATTGTGAAAGCTACCAGCTTTGTTCCGCCATCGTCGGGTTGATTAAAGTGATTCATATATATAAATTAAAAGTCTAAGTCAAAAGTACAAGGGCGGTCTTCGTTATTAGACAACATAATATCGTTATTATACGTCTTTTTAAGGAATTCTAACGCGGAAAGTATATGCGAACAAGGGATTGCCCTCATATCCACTTCTAGTTCGGCCATATACCAGAAATTACAGAATCTACCTGTTGAAGCAGGAATAGACTTCTTTAAAAATACCATCTTTGTAAAACTTAAATCATTATTAGTAAAAGTAAAAGTATTCTCATCTACTTTTAATTGGTATTTAACGCCAGAAAGGAGAGTGTAACTCATATTTTATTTAGTGTGGTTCATTAAGACTCGCAAACTGTGCATATAATCGCCTTCCATGCAATCTTTAATAACTAAAGAAATCTCATCCTCTGTTCTTCCTTGCTTCCTAGCCGCTTTACTGAAGAAAGTCAAGAGAGAGAAAAGAGTTCTATTATTAGCGTGGACATTCATTTTAACAGGATCACAATGAATTTCATCCTCTGGTAGTAAATTATATTGTTTTTTCACTCGTTTGGCAAGTTTTAAAGGCTCGAAGTGTACTTTGTTGTTCATTTTTTTGTTTGTGATTAGCTCCCAATGCAGAATACCTCATAAACGAATATAGTCAAGGTTTTTTTTACAAGAAAAAACTATTTTGACTTAATTTTATCCAAATACCTCTTTTTAACTACTTTTTCCACATTAGTCCTCAACTTGATTTCAGGCAGCAACGACATTCTGACCCAATTCCTTCTACGTGTTAAATCGAAATTTAACGGATCTTCTGCCACAAATTGAGTCAAATTGTTTTTTTTGATAAAAAAATTGATTTCTTCTTTAGTATTTAGAATAAAAGGTCGAATTACTTTAGTTTTTCCAAATACTGTCTCTAATGGAATAGGTAAATACTCAGGATGGCCAGCAAAACAATTCATTAAATAGCTCTCAGTAGCCTCGCTTAGGTTGTGACACGTAATTAGAGTGCCTCCCAACTCCTTAAACCAATCATATCTTTGTTTTCGACACCAATCTTCTGAGCTGCCCTTCTCATATTTTTCTTTTGATCTCTCTACCTGAATATTAAAATCAAATTTTTTAGCAAAAGTACGACATTTTTCTTCAATTTCGTCATCTTCTTTGCAAAATTTATGATTAAAGTGTTTTAGCAATTGATTTTTACCCCTCAGATAAAAGGAAACAGCAATACTATCCGCACCTCCAGAAAAAGCAATCTGTGGTGATTCAATTTTTTCTTTTGATAAACAGCTAATCATTTTATTATTTTATTAAAGGAATCTCTACAATTCATCTTAAAACAGAAATTAATATTGTCCAGAGAAAAAAAATAAACTGGTGTAATATTTTGTATGGCCCAGCAATATTCTATAGATAATCTTTCTCAATTATCACAATCAGCAGGAAATATCCCTTTTATCTACGATAGAGACACAGATACCTATCGTCCAATGGAACAAAATGATTTTAGTTTCTTTAATTCTGAAAATGCCGCTTCTCAAGACGCATTCGGACGTTTAAGAGTCTCTAATCCATTTACTCTATTTGATTCAAGCCATAGATATGCTGACAATGGGCTTTGGGTATCAGCTAGTGGAGTTTCTGGCAATTCTTCATTTAATTCTAACCAAGGTTTGATAAATTTAAATGTAACTAATGCATCCGGCTCATATATTTCAAGAGAGACTACAAAAGTATTTGCTTATCAACCCGGCAAATCTCTCTTGAATTTAAATACTTTTGTAATGTCTCCTGCAAAAACTAATTTAAGACAAAGAATTGGTTATTTTTCAACTCTAAACGGTTTTTATACTGAATTAGATGATAATATTTTAAGTATAGTTAAAAGAACTTCTGTAGGAGGATCAGTTTTAGAGGAAAAAATACCGCAATCTCAATGGAATAGCGATAAATTAGATGGAACAGATTCCTCCGGGATCACTTTAGACATAACTAAAGCCCAAATTTTATGGATGGATTTAGAATGGCTAGGAGTTGGCTCTGTACGTGTAGGATTTGTAATAAATGGCAAATTTATTCTATGCCATACTTTCCATCATGCTAATATAATAGATTCAACTTACATAACTACTGCCTCTTTACCTATTAGGTATGAAATTGAAAATAAAAATTCAACTACAGGTAGTAGCACATTGAAACAAATTTGTTCTACAGTTCTCTCTGAAGGAGGATATGAACTCAGAGGAGCTCAAAGAGAAGTGGATTTGCCATTGAACGTGCCAAGAATTTGTACATCAGCAAATGTTAATTACCCTGCTATATCATTAAGATTGAAAACTTCTCCAAATAGATTAGACTCTATTGCAATTTTATCAGCCCTAAATATAGTAGGAGATGGAAATAATTCAATATTTAATTGGAAAATAGTCGCGAATGGGACTACTTCAGGAGGATCTTGGGTTTCTGCATCTACAGATTCATCTGTAGAGTACAATACAAGCGGCACTTCTTTCTCAATTGGGAGCGGAAGAATTTTAGCTGGCGGATATTTCACCTCTAATACACAATCTAATCCGCCTATTTATATTGATAACTCAAATCTTTTTAAATTCCAATTAGAAAGAAATTCTTTTACATCTACTCCTTATGAATTAACTTTGTTAGTCGCTGCTAAAGTGGGCGGAGATACAGTTTACGCTAGTATTGACTGGGAAGAAATATCAAGATAAGAGGCTCATGACAGAATTGAACTGTCCTCTCAGGTTTACAAAACCTGTGCATCACCACAATGCTTATAAGCCGAATTTTTTACTTTATCTATCTAGATAAAAAGAATTTTTCTGATCCTTTCTTTGAGTAAAATAACTCTATTTTACTTTTTAAGATTTCATTCTCCACTTCAGCATGACAATTAGCACACAAAAGCACACATTTTTTAGCCTCAGCAATCAGATTTTCTAAGCTGTAAGCGGATTCGCTAATTTCAAATTCTTTTTCTGAAGGATCAATATGATGGAATTGCAATGCTGAACTACATTTATCATAAGAACAAACAGAACATTTGCTTCCATGTATTTTTAACAACTCCTGTCTATTACGGTTTTTCCTAAGACTTTTTCTTACAGACTGGCATTTTATGCATTTGATTTTATATTTGCTAGAATATGTAAATTCTGTATGCCCATGCTTTTCACA